GCTTGTTTTTACTCGCTTGCTCTATGTAATCCTCTTCTCTGCTTGAGAAGAAACATGAGACAACGGTTACGCCGCTGTCTATCCATTCTGCATAATCGAGATTTGAGAATACCGCGTCCGCTATCGGACAAGCGTCCTCATACCTTTTTGCAATTACGCTAATAACTACTTCCGCACTTATCAACGCTCGTCCTTCTAATGCGTCCGTCTCTGCGTTATCATTCTGCGAAATGTCATAGACGAGCGAGGGTACAACGTCGTCTCGATAGTTGGGGTAAATGCTATTCCCAACGAGAGCCGTTATTGCAGTATCGCTTTCCAACCTATTGACTATGACGCTCCCCAAGTTCATTGTTGTGTTGCTTCCCTCTCCATTAAGGTCTTTGCGTTGTTGAGAAAGGTCTGCAAGGCTTGGTCTTTGGTTTCCTCAAATCCCAACTCCATGAAGTGATACCCCTCTACCTTTGTCCGTCCTTGAGCCTTGCCTTTCTCGCTCTTTGCAAAACTCTTTCTCTTGCCTCTGTAGAAACCAAACTCTTGAAACGCTCCGTAAAACTCGTCTCCTACAAACCATTTCTTGCCAACGCTTGCGAGGAATGAGAATGAGCCTTTCCTTGCCTTGCCCGCTCTGACTTTGATTGCATTGAGTAGGCGTCCGCTCTTTACTGGTGCGTGTCGCTTTGCTCCGTCTGCAAGAGTTTGAGCCGCTGCTTGAGCGGATTGCTTGAGAATGTCTCCATGCGCCCAAGCCTCAAGACGCTCAAAGCCTTTTGTCAATTCGTCAAACCCCGAGAGGTCGAAAGTCTCGCTCTTGATATTCATTAGGTTTCGAGCCTCGTAAGAAAGAGCGTTGTCCAATTCTTCATTCTTGAGGGGTCATGGATAACGCCATTGACGTAGTAGCGTTGCCCATTTATTACCGCCTCGCAGTCATTCGTTGCCGTCTCTCGATACCTCAACTTTGCCTCATAGTTAACCGTTGCTGCAAAGCCTTTACCGATTGCTGCATTGCGATTGGTCAAGACAGTTAGTTTTGCCCAATAGGAGCCAATCTCTGTAGGCGAGTCGATAGGGTCGCCCGTAGCGTCTCGCTTTGAGGACCGCTTATAGAGCGTTAGTCTGCTATCAAGTTCTCCGCTTTCTAAAATCATTAGCCTATAACTGCCTTAATAGTGTCGTAGTTTCTGTAAATCCTCTCAAGTCCCAACTCAAGTAGATACTGCTGTTGTCCGCTCGTTGCCCCTCTGTTTCTCCAAAGGGTTTCCGTATGAATGAGTACCGCCTCTTTAATGCTCTGCGGTACAGTTGAGTGACCAACCGAAACCGTAAGCGTTAGAGGCAATGAGACGCTCGTAGGGAGAGCGGAGTACAGATAGACATAGTAGAGGTTGCCAACTTGTCTCAACTCGTAATCTGTTGCGGAGAGCGATTGAGAGCCATTGGAGACGCTCGTTATACTAATGACTGGTCCCTTTGGGATTGGCAGACAGTTTGACTCCTCAAGGTCTTCATATGAGTAGCGTATTGAGACAGAGCGAGCCGCCGTAGCAAGGTTGGTTTCTCGCTCGAATTGCTCAACGCAAGCATTGGCGAGAGACATAACATACGACTTTTCAGAGTCGTCTATATCTTTGATATGCGCCTTTATGTCCGCCCAAGTTACGAGGTCTGTAGGTATAGTTTCGGTTACAATCATTTGGTTGTTTCGCTTTGCTCTTTGATAAACCTAATTTGCGGAGCCGCTTTTGCTTTAACGGCTTTTGCCTTTGGTTGAGGCTTTGCGGTTTCTGTTGCGTCGAGTGTTTCTAATGCAACCGCAAAGCCGCAACGGATATAGTCCTTTGCGTTATCGTCTGGGACTTCTGCAATCTCGCCAATGCCAAATGCCCCAAATGCTCCGCTCACGATTTCGTTAAACTTTAGTTTCATATTTTGCCCTTTCTTGAAAAACCTCTACCGCCAATTAAGGCAGTAGAGATTGTTAAAACTAAAATTAGGACAGAGCCATTTTGAGAGTCTTCAATGCGTTGGTTGAGTAACCAAAGGCACTCCACTGCATTACTTCAAACCCAATTTGACCGGGACGGATAGACTCTCCCTCGTAACGAGAGAACTCATTTACGCTTGAGTCGCGAATTACCGCTCCCTCTGGACAAATCAATGCTCCAACAACCTTGCCCGCTGACAACCCTTCAAGGTTGGAGATACAGACAATTGGTTTGCCAAAGAGATACTCAACGCCGTTTTGTACGGAGTAGTACGCCTGATTGGCTGTTGCATAGGCGAGTTTCTGAATAGCAATCTGCAATGCGCGAGATACGCCAAAGAATGCTGGCAGACCGTCATAAGCCGCGCCTAATGAGCCATTCCATTCGATAAGGTCATTAAGGACGATTGCAGTTGTAGAGGCGGTATACTTCCCGATTGCAGAGGTGTCGGCAATAACAGTTGTTGCCCAATCGCTTTCCTCTTTGCGTTCAACGCGAGACAGAGCCATAGGCAATGCCCGTTGAGTTACGTCAAAGCGGTTGCTCTGTACGATTTTCTTGGAGTACCATTGAGCCTTGCTGTGATACTCAACCATATCAAGAGCCGCCTTGCCTGTAGAGGCGTCGGCATTTACGCCGCTGGTTGCTCCTTCTTGATCGTTATTAGCGGTATTGGCGCTGTCGTCCAAGAGAGGGATTTTCATATTTTCGAGAGCCTCGTAGGTATTGAAAGTTGGGACTCCCAATACTTGATAACCGCGTCTAAAGCCGTTTGCTGGCTGACGGATTTGATAATGCTCCGTAACGCCAATTGGCATTAATGCAGAGACGGTAGCCGCTGCTGTATTCGTACCGCTCGAAAGAGTAAACTCTTTTGAGTCGAGACGACCTGTACGAGCGAAAGACTTAAGCCCTTCAATTTCTAATTCGATACCACTAACTTTCTTATCGTTGTCCATTGTTTTGTTTTCCTTGCTGAATTGTTCGATAACGGCTTTCTTTGCCGCTTCATTTGCTGCCTCTTCGTCGTAGTCGAGAGAGAGGGAGTTGAGTTCTTTTTCGCTTGCAATGACGGCTTTGATTTCGCCCATGCGAGCAAACAACTTTTCACGTTCCGCATTTTCTTCTGCGGACATACTGCGAGACTCTGCGATTGCTTTATTAACAATGGCGAGAGCGTCTGCCTTTGCCTTTTCAAACTCTAATTTAATAGACATTTTGATAGTCCTTTTTCTAAAACTCTGAACTTTTGTACTTTCGGACGCTCTCGAAACTCTGCCGATTAGTCCAACTCAACGGCAGTAAGTTCAATCTGCCATAAGTAGTTATCGTTATTTTCCCACTCTTTCGCTTTCGCTCCTTCATTCCTTGCAAATATTTCTGCGGTAGTCTGCGGAAATGCGGGATTAGCCGTAAATGTAACCTCGTCAAGTAACCATTGGTCATAGACCGTTACCGCTATCTCGTCTCCAATGTAATCAACTAACTCTGCGTTGGTTGCTGCGTCCTCATTGCTGACAACGCGCCGCTCAATATGCGTAGTAATGGGATAGATACCTACAGACATACCCCCGATTGTTCCCTTTGAGACTTTCGTATAAACAAAGTTGTCAATAAAGGTATCGTCAAGAGTTGCATTGACGGATACGCCTACGTCGTCTTGAGCAACAACGAGAGAGCCGTTGGACTCAACCGCAAGGGTGTAATCGTCGTTATGGTTGTAGAGACAACGGACTTGATAGGTTGGGAGTACGGCAGAGCCTTTTGGGAATAAGGCAAACTCTCCGCCAGTAAAGGCAGAGATTTTATCCCATACCGCTGCATATCCCTTTAGTCCTCGCTCGCCCGATACGGCAAACTGCTTGGCAATCGCAAGACGCTTAAAGGTTGCTGCGTTTGCTGACTTATCAAAGTTAATTCTTTTCATTGTACCTCTCTAAAATCTGATTGACTACTTGGCTTGGGTCTGCTGACTCTTTCTCGTCCAAGACAAGAGCGGAGTATTTCTCAACGCAATTCTGCAAAGCAAAAGACAAGTCCGTTGGGTCCGTTATGAAAGACTCAAGAATTGGGTTGAGGCTCTCTGCAAGGTACATACCTTGAGACTCTGCAAACTTGGGTAGCCATGTTGCGTATTGCTCTGGCGTCTTGCTCTCTGCATTTGCAAAGGCTTTTGTTTGCTTCGCTTTTACTCTTGCCGCTGCGTCCTCAAGGATCTTGCCATACTGCTTTTTGTACCCTTGAGCGTTTGCCTCTGCTGGCGGTAATGCCGCTGCTGGCGTTGGGGTAGTTTCCGTTACCGTCTGCAATGGACCTGCCGCAACCGTAGAGGAAACCATTGACGCCGTTTGAGTTGGGTCAATGCCTACCGCTTGCAGCAAGGCGGTTGCCGCTTCTGGCGTCAAGACGTTTGCTTTGAGTTGTACGATTACCTCAACCGCCGCTGTAATCTGCGCACCGTTGAGCGGAGCGGTAGGTACAGAGGCGTTTGCAGTTGCCATAGGCGTAGAGACTGTCTCCGCCGTTGGGTCCGCTGTAATCGCTGGCATTGGCTCTGTGGAGTCCTCTACCTTTGGGGTATTGAGAGGACCGTAGAAACTGTCTCCGCCCTCGTATGGTTCGAGGTCTTCCCTCTCGCGCCATTCATTAGGGGTCAACATACGGTTGTTGACAAGAGAGACGCCAGAGGTAACGCGCGTTGAGTAGTCGCCTCTCTGCAATCCGTCCAAGTTCCATTTGATATAGAGTCCGTCCGATCTTTCTTGAGGGGTCAAGAGTTTACGCTTGCACTCAAGTTCAATCTTTACAACCCAAGAGGTAAAAGAATACTTGACCAACTCCGTACCCAATTGCTCAAGATTGCCCCAAGTTGCTCTGCCTAATGCGTAGAGAGTTGTTGGTGGTATGCGTAAGACTCTTGCAATGTCGTCTATTGTTGCTGCCTTGAGGACGTCAAGAGCCATATCTTTGAGAGGGAGAGTAAGGTTTTTAGCAGTTGCTCCGCTCAAAATCATTGCCTTATGAGCGTTATCAAGTCCCTTATGGTTTTGGTCAATTCCATAGCGGAGCGTATCGACGTCTGCTTTGTCGAGTTTGCCGCTTGCCTCAACAACCAAATTGATTGCAGAGCCATTCTCAAAAAACTTATCAATGAATTGGTCCAACTTTCGAGGCATACCCAAAGTATCGCAAAGCGTATCAATTACGCTTATGCCTTTGTCTCCGTCCTCTGAAAAGTTGCGGATATGGATAAGGTCATTGGTTGTTAATACCTCTGGCTTTTTGCCCTCTCCCATATAGACGCCATACACCAATTGTCTGCCAACCCTTGTAGGATAGACGCGCGTTGCATGGATATTATGCAGAGCGACAACTCTACCGCCTTGCCGCTCGATAAAGACGTAGCCGTTGCCATACATAACGGCATGACCTATAGCGGTTTCCCAAAGGTAGACTGCATTGATTGTTTCGTTGGGGTAGTCAGTCAACAGAGGCGTAATTGCATGGTCAAGTTTCTCTCTGCCTTTGGGAGTTTTCTTGTAGACATTCTTTGGCAATGTTGAGAGCGTCTCTGCAATGAAGCGAGTGCCAGAGTAGAACGAGGCTACGCTTAAGGCGGTTTCTCCGCTCTTGCCGTTGTAGTTAAATGTCCGTCCGTCTGACGTCGTTATTTGCTGCGGAGTACCGCCGCTGAATGTAGAATACAATTCTGTTTTTGCTGTACTGATTTGCTGCGGTTGTCCGCTGGCGAATGTTGAAAGAGTCTCTGCCTTGTCCATTCGTAATTACCTTTTCAAACAAAGAAAATCTGTGGCTTATCCTCTGTCTCTTGCTTGCGATTTCGATAAGCCAAGAGCGTCGTCTGTATGCCAATGATTGACGCTACAATTGCGTCAACCTTGTATTTCGCAGTTCCGTTACTAAATCCTTGTTTTTGATTTGGTTTAATTGGACGGATTAAGTCTTGACGGTACTCAACCTCTACGTTGCCCGCTTGCCAACGGAGACACGGGTTATCCTCTATCTCTATCTCATTTGCGATTAACCGCCGCTCAAACTCTTTGCTTGCTGGCGACATTTCTTTATGAGATTGATAGATAGGAAAGCAGTTAATCCCTATTTCTTCTAACTGCGGTATGATATTGATTGACTGTTGAGAGGGGTCATACCCAAGAGCAACGACATTATAGTTAGTCGCAATCTCTTTGACTTGCTCAATGAGCGTTGGGTAATCGAGCGTCAACCCTTTGGATATGCCAATAGTCGTATCGAGATACCCTCGTTTATGCCAACTCTCATAAGGTACGTTGTCCTCTTTGGTACGGCGGAGCATTTGTTGCTCTGGCATATATGTCTTTACTGCAAGTTTCCATTTGTCCCAATCGCTAGGGAAGATTAGAGAGATAGCGGTAAGGTCGTAGATTTGCCCCCAATCGCAACCCAAAATAACGTCTTGTCCCTTCATTTCCTCAAGAGAAAACGCCTTAACGCAAGCGTCATACTTTGCGAGGTCTAACCAACGAGTCTGTTGCTGCGTCCATATGTTGAGGTAGAGACGGCAGAAAGTATTTTGTTTGGACGGTTCAAGAGTTGCCGCTGCGAGTTCTCTCTTGAGCGTCTTGGATACGAGCGAGTATGAGGGGTTTGCTTTCTTCCATACCGCCTCGTCTGTCCAATCGTCTGTTTGCTCCGCGCCGTATATGACGCCGTAGAAACTCTCGTCCTCAAGAGTACCCTCTGCAAATACTTTCGCCTTGTCATGTAGACGCTTGGCAAGCGTAGGTTGAGAGCCATAACCCGCCGTAGTTATATGAATGACGAGAGGGGATTTGCGATTGCCAAAGCCGCTCGTTAGAGCCTCGTAGAGAGCCTCTGACTTGGGGGTAGTCCATTCGTGCAACTCGTCGCAAACAACGGCAGAGGGGTGTTTACCATGCGAGCCTACAGAGTCGCCAGAGAGAGCCTTTAGTACGCCGTCGCCTTTGGGATATTCAATCTTGTTTTTGCTTGGGGTTTCTATGAGACGGTCAAGGAAAAACTTATTCTGCTGTATCATTCGTTGGACGGACTTAAAGAGAATACCGCTCTGCTCTCTGGTGCAAGCAGAGGCGTATACCTCTGCTCCGCTTACGCCGTCCGCCATGAGCAAGTAAAGCAAGAGAGCCGCTACAAAGTATGTCTTGCCGTTTTTTCTTGGGACTTCAATATAGACGTTTTGAAATCGTCGCTCGTCATTGTCTCTACGCTTCCAACCAAATATGTCATTGACTATTTGCCGCTGCCATGGAAGCAATACAAATGGTTTGCCTCTTGGCTCTGACAATTTGCAGAGCGTCTCTATAAACCGTATGACTCGCTCTACTGCGTCATGGTCAAAATAGAATGTCTCGTCCTCTTGTAGAAATACAAACTCTTTCTTCATTACAACTCGTCAAACTCTGACTTACTTTCTTTTACTTTTGTCATTCTCTTTTCAAGTTGCTGCCAGAGACGTCTCATTTCTGTCTCTGCGTCTTTCGCATTTTTGAAATGCGAGGATTGCGCCGTATTGCCTTGCTTATCATTAAAGTCTGTCGTCTCGCCTTTCATGAGCCGCTTTTGCTCTGCCTCTGCAACGAGAAACCAAACGCAATACCGCTTTGCCATTTCAACCTCAACGGCATGGAGCGGAGCGAAATTAGTAAACAGTTTTTTCCATACTGCTTTCTCTTTTGCTGACATTGTTTTAGGTGTTGTCATTCTTTTATCTCTTTCAAAGCAAGGCAGAGGGATCGAACCTCTCGTCTACATGACGGTTAAATCATGCAGGGCGAATTACCAAAAACGCCTAATGCCTTACTTAATACTCTGAACTTTTGAACTTTTAGCCGTCCCAAATTACTACTCCGCCTCTCGCTCTATATATCTTTTCGTCTCTTGCCCACGCTTGCATATTGTCGTTTCTCTTTCCCAACTCGTCTCTATCTCTCTCCCATTTATGGACAAAGAGAACGTCGTCTACAAACTTTAACTTGCCCGCTTTCTGCAAGAGGTCTGTCTGCCAATTGTCGCAATAGACAGTTGCAAAATCAGGGTCATAGATTACGCCGTTGAGAGTCGCTTTGTATGCCTTGCGTCCGATCATTGGCAGAGTACATATGCGTCTATGCCTGCCGTCATTCCACCAAAGAGCCGCGTCTGTATGAGGCAACTCTTTATCAATGGCGGTATCCCAACCTTTGCGCGTTGGTTCAAAGTCGTCAGAGACAACAACAACAACGTCCCACTCGTAGTCCGTCTTATCAATGTCTCTGTTGATTGCTTCAATCTTATTACGAGAGTTGCCCTTATGAACCTCTACGCCATGCGTCTTGCAGAAATCCTTAATGCTCTCGCTCTGCATTGTCGTATCGTCAGAGTCAATTGAGACGAGCCAATGCAGACGCTTGGGACGCTCTGCCAACTCAACCCATTTAGAGAGCGTCTGCTTGAACTGTTGAGGACGAGAGCGAGTAGGATATTTCAGTAACAGATTATACGGTTTCATTTCGCCCCCTCGTCCTTGAGGCGTTGAGCCTCTGTCCTAAAATAATAATGGTACATGGTCCGATCTATGAATACCTCGCTGCGTATTCTGCTGTAGAGGCGTCTTGCGTAGTCAGAGTCCTCCCCAAAGGTTTCGTCAATGTAGCGGACTTGCCGCGCGAGGTCTGTACGGATTGGGCATATATGGTTTATGGTACGGCGGTAAATTAATTCGCCCGTCCAATCTATTTTGGTTTCTGAATAGACGCCCATTCTATGCGAATGTATCGCCCGTCTTTCCTTGACTCCGTTTGTATACCGTTGCAACCAATACCCAACCGCGTCGGGTTGTAGCGTCAAAGCATTGAGGACGGTTGGGATATAGTCGCTTGCTACTAAATCGTCGTCGTCGATATGGACGAGGTACTTACCCTTTGCGGACTCAACGAGGCGGTTACGCTTTGCCCCTGTAGAGAGCGTCTCGTTATTGTCTACAACAACCTCAACCTCTTTTGTAAGTTGAGGCTCAAGGCATTTGATTAAGCGGTTGTAAAACGCCGCTCTGCGGTTGAGGGTTGGGACGAGGATAGAGAGGATCATGGAGTTACCTCGCATTGCTTAACATGACGCAACGAGTTCTCGCTGCTCCGTATTATGCTCTTTAGCCATGTTAGGTAGTTCCACATTTCGACATGCGATTGAAACTCCGCCTTTCTATCGCTAATGCGTTTCTCAAGTTTGGCGATAATGTCTTGTTTTTCTTGTTCTGTCATATTAGTTCAAAAGTTTAGGGTTTTAGAGTAGGGGTTATTGAAACATTAGGGGCATTCGCGAAAGGGACGCCGCTCGGCTTACAGCAATCGCCACTTTTGAAGTTTTTTGCTCCCCCTACTACAGTTGCAATATACATAGCGTTTGCCCTACCTTAAAGCGTTTCCTCTATATCGCTTGCCTCTGGCGGTAGCGTTGGTTTGAAGTCTGCAAAGTAATCCTCTACTGCGTTGCGTACCCAAGCCTCTACCTTGAGATAGAGAGCGGACGCTTGACCTACTTTTAACTCTCTTATGTCGAGGTCAAAGTGGTCTGCGAGGAATAGGACAAACTTAAGCCGCTCTTGCTCTATTGTCCGCTTGTCCTCTTGCAGATACTTCTCTGTCATGTTGATTAGGTTGTCTAAATCTTCTGTCATTCTGTTTGCCCTTTCTTTATATACTTGCCTGCTTGCATTAGTCGTTGAGTCTCGTCGTCATAGTCCAAGAGAACAATTGAGGACTCAAGAATAGACGGATAATTTACATACTCGTAATCATGTACCTCTTGAGCAATAAACCCCTCTTGCTTGTTGTAGTCATACGATAGGACACGATAGCGATATTGAGGCGTTGCTCCGTTGTACTCTTTGCCCCACCGTCCGTCCTCATTGTTGGTTGCCTTAAACCTAAATACGTGCTTACTTGCAGTCATTCTGTTTGCCCTTTCAATAATTCTTGTAAATGCGTTGCCAATATCGGTTGCAAAATACCGAAATAGAAATTGTCCTCATTAACTAATGACTGCCTAAACCAATATGGGCGCGTTGCAACGCCGCTTGCTTCGTCAATAGCGAACCAACCACGCTGCTTACTAAAAATGCCGCTTGGATAATTGGTGTAATCAACCTCTGCAATAATCATTCTGTTTGCCCTTTCGTAAGTTGCAACCACTCGTAAGGTTGCTTGTCTTGCCTTATCTCCCAACCGTCCTCTACTCGTATATGTTTCTTAACCATATACTTTGCTGCCTCTGCTTGGGTTGAGAAAAGCAGAGCGCGTTGGTTGCTGCGTCCTTTGATATGTCGTCTGCGTTTGCTGTTGACATACTCAACCCTTACCTCTGTTGTTTGGTATGGCGTTGCACCGAGAGAGTCCCAATTGGTAAAGGTCCAAGTAATGTCTCTTGCTATGCAGTAATTCATAATAGTAAGCATTGGCTTATAGGGGAGTCGAACCCCAACACCTCAACCTTTTCCATGCTTCAAAGGCTTTAGCCTTACGGCTTATTCGTTGCCTTATTCCCTTTGTACTTCGGTTGTATTCTGCCAGTTAAACTAAAGCCGCTGCCTATTGTCCTTTCATGATTGCGTTATAGCATTGCTCGCATACAAGTACGGGGTCTATTGTCTCCCCCAACCTCTCGATAGCGTCCTCTACCATTTCCTCAACGCTATTGATTGCTGTGTACTCGTTATTGCATATCTCGCATTTGAGTATTAATGGTTGCTCATTCTCTGTAGCCATTTGGTAGCCTCTCTTGTTGTTCGCGCCTCATGCTTGTCTAAATACCATTCGCCGAATATCCATAATGGAAACGTGATAACGAATAGGAATGTACATAAGTCCCAAGCCACTGCTGCTAATAGATACTTAAGAAACTTCATTGCTTCTCTGCCTCTGTTGAGTTGGCGTTGAGTTGCTCTCTTGCTTCATGGTTGGTAATGAGTCCGCCTTTAATCTGCGCCAACATTGTTTGTATGCTCTTTAGATCCTTGTCTACGCTCTCGCTCTCTTGCTTCTCTGTTATCTCTTTCAACTCATACCGCTTGAGTACCTCAACGATTTGCTCGCCTTGCTCTTGTCTAATGAGTTGCTTTGTCTCTATGTACGCCATTTCTCTAAACGGCATATGCAGCGAAATGTCTCTAACGGATTTGAGTCCGAAGACGTCGCAGATTGCTTTGCCCAAATGAGGACCAACTACGAGAGAGTTGGGGTTATAGGTAACGGAGTCTCTGCTTGTTAAGAGCGTAGGAGATACTCTCTTGCGAAATAATGATTTGAGAAATGAAAACATAGTTTGCCCTTATGTTGATTGTCTTATTCTTATTCTTTTATATCGGCGAATAATCCTTTTAATATTTTCGCTTTTGTTTCTCTATGCTTGAGTGACAACCCTTGCAGAGCGGACGGATATTCGTCTTGTCTAATCGCCTTGACCAATCGACCTTAAGCGGTATCTCATGGTGACATTCATTCGCAAATGCTTTCTTGCAGAGGACGCAAATAGGTTGCTCTTTAAGTAGTTCGTCTCTTAAGTCTCGCCATTCTTTCGAGGCATAAAAGGCTCTGTACTCTGGCTCGTAGACTCTGCGAGTAGCGTCATAGAGACGAGAGTACGCCTCGTATTTTGCTTGAGCCGCTTTCAAGTGCTTGGGGCAATACTTGTCTCCAAGCGTTACTCTCTCGGTACAGAATGATCCTCTACAACGGTTTTGCATTACGTTTTTGCCTATGGTACTGGCGGGTCTTCTCTGCTGCTTTCTCAATGCGTTGCATACGCTCTCTGTTGTTGTTGACTGCTTGGAGTAGGAATAACTTGATAGCGTCTTGTTGTTGAGCCTTATGCTTGCCAACCCAAAAGACGCCGCTGCCATAGCCGTCTATGATTGTTGAGTAACCCGTTTCATATGGGTGACCATTCTCTTTTGTCCCCTCATGTTTGGTAATCTCAAAGTCAACCTTATCTGTCCAACTGTCCATACTGTTTGCCCTTATGCTGAATATGTTTCAACGCATTTTATTTCTACATGGTCGAGGTAATACGCCTCTCCGCTTGTAGGTGTAATCTTTACTTCAACTCTGTATGTTTTGCCCGCGTCCGTTAGATATGTACCGCTGACGGTTACGCGCACGTTGTAGCCGTCCTCGTCAATGTCCCAAGATTGGAGCGTATCAAATACAACAGAGCCAACCGTTAGAGTCTCTCCGCCCGCTGCTGTCTTGAGGGTTTCGCTCTCCGTCTCGTAGACAAAGAGTTTGATTGAGGAGACGTCTGCTTGCTTTAAGTCTGTACCGTCTGACTTAATCGCTCTGTAGCGTAATGTTTTTGGGTTGTTTTCTTCGCCTTCAAATCTGTAAATCATATTGTCCCTACCTTATATCTATCGAACTATTTAAGCGTGTGCCCTCAATCGCTTCTGTCTGCTTGAGGAGGTCTGCGTTTGTTGTTTGCCTCAACGCATTTGCCGCTACTGTTTGGTTGAGTAGGTCTGCGTTTATTGTTTGGCGCAGACATTCAACGGCATATGTAAAGGCAATTAGGTTAGCGATTAGGTCAATGAGTAGGTCTGCGTACTCCTCTGTTTCGAGGGTAGCGTATTGACCTATTTCAAATTGAGCATAAGCGAGAGCCATTAGTCTTTATCCTTACGAGAGAGCCATTGTCCCTGTCTTTACGGTTGTACCGTCTGCGTACTTAACCTTGCATGTAAGAGTATTTGTACCCTCATTCAAATAGAAAGACATTTGCGAGGCTCCAAGCGTTGCGTCTGCTATTGCGGAGTTGGGGACAACAGTTATAGAGCGTCCGTCCGAGGTCCAAACACCTGCGGTTGTATCGCCCGCAAGCGTACCGTCAGAGGCATTTTTCAGTTTGAGTTCTAATCTTGTTTCTGGCGAGAATGTTGTAGCCGTCTTGTATCGACCTACAAAAAACGAGGCGACTTGCGGCCATGAGTTGCCGCCCGAGACGCCACGTCCCAAGTTCATAATCTCTACCATACCGCCGCTACCTACCGTAGTCGTTGCGTTGTTGTTTAGGTCAATAAGGCTTGCTGCGCATGTAGGCGTTAGAGTACCAACCCCAAAGCGTTTGTTGCCCATATCAAAGCAACAAAACTGTGTTTGAGTAGTACCGTCAGAGGTACTCATTTGACCAAAGACAATCTTGCCGCCAGTTGGGGCAAAGAAATCCAATTCGCCTGATTGGATACCCATACCATAACGGGTTGTACCGCTTTTATAGAGCCAAAACTTTTGAGCGGTTATGGCAGTACCCATATCTATTTCGCCTGTAGCGGTTATAGACACTAATGCTGTACCGCTATTGTTTTGCCATTCTTGCAAGTTGGTTGTTGATTGGCCTGCCCCCGCTTTAACGACAAACTTGGAGACGCCCGTACTCGCTGTTGAGTTAAAGACAATCATTGTACCGTCATTGTTGACTTGATAAATGTCGCTATCGCTTGCATTGCGGACTAAAAATACAGCGCCAGAGCCATAACCACGCAGATAGGTTGTACTGCTTGAGCCAAAATACAATCTGCTATTGCTGTCTGTATCTATATGCCATACTGCCGTCTTTAGTCTAAACGCTCCGTCGCCACCAACTGCTCCTAAAACTGTACTACTGCTATTAGTCCAACTTTGGATATTGCTTGTCTGCGTTGCATTGCCCTTAACCGTCAATTGAACGACGTCGCTTGACCCTGTAAGCGTTAGAGGCGCGGTTGGGGTTGCTCCGCTGTAGCCGCTGCGTCCGCTTATGCCGCTGTATCCGCTGACGCCAGAGTAGCCGCTTGAGCCGCTGTATCCGCTCCGTCCGCTGTAACCACTTGTACCGCTTCTGCCGCTGTAGCCGCTCGCTCCGCTGTATCCGCTGACTGAATACGAGTTGGAGATTGCAACAAGGGTAGCATTGCCCGCTACAGACCAACCGCTTAAAGGAGGGCATTGATTGTTGGTTGCTGTTGCTGTCCAAGTTGCGGAGTTAACGCCGTCGTCATAATACGAGAGCGTCCAAGTGCCGCCGCTGACAGAGAGCGTTATCAACTGATTAGGGTTAGCAAACGAGGGGTTGGAATACTGCCAAGATCCGCTTGCTTGTCTCGTTAAGGCATAAGTACCATTTGGGTTTGCGTCGATTGGAGCCGCAAAGGTCAATGTGACTGTATACGTTGACGGACAACCATTGACTCCGCTGTATCCGCTGAAACCGCTTGAGCCGTCATAGCAGTTATCAAATGTAATCGTTGGATCGTCGCTTGCGTTTTCCTCTGTCCAACCTGTTTTTGGCGGACAATTAGAGGCTGAAACAGCGTAGAAATTGTATTCAGTAGACGGAGTTACGATATTCAAAAACCATTTGCCAGTTGTACTATCCCTTTGAAATTGGACAGTATCATAAGTCGATACCGCTGGTGCCGTACCGCCGATTACAGACTCTGTAAGGGTATCCAATATCCAAGTACCATTGCAGTCTGTGTCAGAGGTAGCCCCCGAAATTGTAGCCGTATAAGTTGAGCAACAACCGTTATCGCCAGAGCGTCCGCTTATGCCGCTGTAACCGCTCTTGCCAGAGAGTCCGCTGTATCCGCTGAAACCGCTTGAGCCGCTCGTCTCCGTTGCAACAACGGCGGAGCCGCTGCCGTCAACGAGCGTATAACTCCCAAGAGGTGGACAAACAGAGAGAGTTGAGTTGTTGGCTTGAAATACTGGATCTTGATTACTGTCTGTTATGGTCGTATTCCAAACGCCGTCAATGCCTCTGGCGAGATAGCAAGTATTGCCCCCAAGAGTGCCAACATATGCAACGTCTACCCTACTACAAAGATAGTCGCCAGCATAAGCGTTGCCAGAAATTGTAACGGTATACTCTGAATTGCAAGGTACGGTACTTATTAAATCCGCAATCTGCTTAAAGTTATCGTTGAGTAATGCTCCGCCGTCTGCAAGGTCATTCTCTGGCGTAACTATTTGGATACCGTTTTTATATTGTTCTATCGAGTGGCTCATAGGTAATTACTTTGTTGTCGAGAATTGTTTCATAATCAGTTGGTCAAGTTTCTTGTTGTTTTCGTCTAACCTCTTATCAATGTTATCAATCCGCTGCATAACGATTGGATAGTTATTAGGTATCTCCGCTATCTGCTGTTTGATTGAGGCAATCTCTTTCCATACCGCCAGAGCGTCAGAGGTTGTAAACTTGTTGGCGCTCGTCTCCGCTCGCCAGAGTTCCAACTGCTGTATCTTCTCTTTGTTCTCTTTTATGGCGTCTATGTTTTGCTTAATGGTGTAACTCGTTACCGTTAAGGCAATGAAGAAAAGAGATTGAACCAACCATAATAGGATTTTGTTTTCGCTTGTTTTTGTAACCATTCAGATTTCCCTCATAAGATACTTACTCTTTCGCCAATTGAGGTTTGGTATCCTTTGAGAGAATGAAAAAAAAGAGGCTCGCAAAGGTAAATCCGAAGCAATGCGAGCCTCTCGGAAAATGCGAGGTGCAACCATGCAACCTCTAATAGTATGTCGGCAAAAAACAAGAGAGAGCGGTTCAAACTCCGCTCTCTCTGGTAACACAGTTCCAAACAGTCAAGGAGATTGCTGTAGGATAGATATGTATACTGCGTTGCTGAAAATATTCCTTTGAGATTTTTTAATGCTTTGCGTTGAGAGTCTGAACTTTTGAACTTTGGGCAAAAGAAAAGAGAGAGGGGTTGCCTCTCTCTAATCTCGACCTTTGACTAATACTACTTATGTTTCGTCTGTTGCGGTTTGGTTTCCTTTGTCTTTCACACTTTCTTCGCTGCGGATTTTAGATTGCAGAGCAAGTAACCCGTTGATTGCGTCCTCTGCCGTACCGCTGTTAATTTGTTTGACGAGAGAGCGAGAGAGTCCCAAGCGGTACATTGCTCTCCGCTGCCGTTTTGTCGTGCCGTCTGCCAAAATATCTTGCCATGTAGTAGTAATCATGTTTGCCCTCTACCCTTATTTTCGGCATTTAATCGGGGTTTTCCTTTGCGGTAGAAAAAAGTGTGCAAGGCTGTTGGTTGATAATGGCAAAAGACGATATGAGGGGGTATCAATAATTATTTGCGATTTTCTTAAAGGATTAAACCCATAGGAAACGCAAATAGAAGTAGCCGAATGATAAGCGGCGATAGTTTGAAATTAGGTTAGCAACAGTTTTCGTATCTCACAAGTCCGCAAAGGACTCCTAATTTCAACCGTCGTCTCTCTTATCAAATTTGAGGCGACGGTTTTTTTTATGCCATAAGGCAGAAAGCAGAAAAGATATGGACTCGGAACATAAGTCAGTTGTGTACGGCATTGCAATTGTTGTTGCAATCATAGTAGGCGCGTTTGTTGCATGGCCGCAATACAATGTTTATTCGCAACGCAAAGACGGAGAGGCTCAACTTGCTCATGCTCAATCCTCTAAAGAGGTAGCGGTTGCGGAAGCAAAAGCAAAAATGGAGTCTGCTACATTGCTTGCAGAGGCGGAAGTTGCGAGAGCAAAAGGCGTTGCTCAAGCCAACCAAATTATTGGGGAGAGCCTCAAGGGTAATGAGGACTATCTACGCTACCTTTGGATACAGAACCTTGAGAACTCAAAGGAACACCAAGTAATTTATGTACCTACAGAATGCGGACTACCTATTTTGGAGAGTACGAGACTCAATAAAGTTAAGCAGCAATGACGAGTTGAGAGCGGTGCAACTCCGCTCCATTGCTTTTACATAGGGCAATCATACTTCCCGCCCAAGCGTTGTAACCTTGAAGCGTCAAAGGTCGAATATGCGGTTATTTTTGCCTACGGTCGAGAACCGAACCAACGGCGAAGACAGTCAAGGTCAAAGCGATTTGATACAACTGCAATCCGCTCTACCAAAATGAAAAGCCCGAGACTGCAAGGCTCGTTGTAGAGGTTGGACCCTGACAAGACAACAACCAATTGGACGAGCGGTGACAACAGAGGTTGTTGCTGGCGCGAGTGACAATGAGCGGTTTAACTCTCCAAAACCAAACCGTATAGCAACTGCAATTTAGCAGTGGTGCGCCGCCGTCGCCTCTGCGTCCTTGTCTGCGTATTTGTCTTTCTCCAAGTCTGTCATTACCAGACCCCGAGCGAAGCGAGACGCCGTAGGCGTACTGATAAGCAACTGCGAGCGAAGCGAGACGCCGAAGGCGTATACCGTAAGAGCGTCGGTGCTTTTGACCCCCATTGCGCGGTAAATGAAACCGCCAAGTTCATACGAGGCGGTTTCATTTAATGCGAGTACGCATACGCCTACGGCGTAAGGTCGCTCCGCTCCCTACCTCTTATGAAAAATGATTGAATACAATCATTTTGCAATCAAGAATGAAAATACAATAGGGGAAAACAAATCAACAGAAATGAAACCTCATGCTACTGCATTAAACCTTTCTGTTTGCCGCGTCATTTTTGGCAACCGCTGCGCCCGCTGCCAATCGGGCACGGTGGTCAATCCTCTTGCAAAAAGAAATCTCAAAATATTTTCTGCCTCTTTTTCTGTTAACCTTTCTGCCAATCTTTCTGCAATATTTCATTGAGCCGCTGCCTCTGTTTCTTTGGGGTTTTTCTGTTTGTACTTTCCTTATAGGCAAGTCTCCGCTCCGCTGCTGTTAACCTTTCTGCGGGTCTGCGGAAACATTGCAAAGTTGCGCGGAGATTTTCCCTCTTGCGGAGATTTTTAACGGCGATAGGGTTTCTCTCGTTGCAGTTGTTTATGCAATAGGTCGCTCAACTGGTTGCAAGGACTCGCAAGTAGTCCATAGACATATACTACTTATCTCCGCTCATAAGCGGAGTTAATCAGTTGAGTGCTTATTACAATATGATTTCTATCACGTTGTCCGCTGCAAGCGATATGCCGACCTCGCTTGTAACCGCCTTGCCCCCTCTGAAAAGAGAGGGCGAGGCTTTTTCAGGAGTGCAAATGAAACGGTTGACAGAGAGGCATAGAAAGGACTTGGGGAGACTACTCGCAGAGAATACTTGCCACTCCATTGCGGACATAATCGCCGCTCTGACAAAGGCTCAACCCTCACGGGCATTCTTCTGTCAGTTGTTCGGACAAAGCGAGTTGGAAGCAAAAGCAGACGCTCATTATTTCGACTTGCTCGAAATCTTGAGAGCATTGCCAGACAACGAGAGACAATTTGAAGCACTCGCGGAGGATTGCTATTGGACCAACGAGGCAGAGGAAACAGAGGCAGAGAATAGCGACTTGGGATTTCCATTTAAGGAGACAAAATGATTTTCAACTCTGACGAATTGGAATGGATTGCATATATCCTCTGGCGTTGCCAATCCATTGCAGACATAATTATGAGCCTCTCTGTAATGCCATGTGAGGACGAGAAACACTTTGAGGTAGTCGCTCTCATTGAGAAACTCAAACAAATTGACGAGAGCGACTATCCCAAAGTCAGAGCCGCCGTCCGTAAGTACGATAGGCAAGACCTCAAAGTCTCGTTACTCGAAAAGAGACATACAGACGCGGAGCGAAAGACAGAAGCACTTGCCGTCAAGTATTTAGACGAGAAAGAAAAGTTGGACAGTATGCAACTTGACCTTACGCCTCGTCTCCCTCGCGCGAGAGAGGACAGAAACATTTTCAACGAGCCAACCGAATAAGTCCAAAAGTTCAGACTCTTAACAACCTATTAGAAACAACAACCCCTTATTATATTGACACAGAAAGGCGAGACGCTATGGTGTTGAAATCTCTTACCGAAAGGTCTGCAATGTCAGAGGGTACAGTCAAACCGTTTAGCAACGCCTCTTATCAAGGTATGCCCATTGGCGCGGTGCCAGTTGATACCTATTCAGAGTTTAGCCGCATTGTCCATAATTGGGCAAACAACGACAATGCCAACCTCAACTTGATTGTCATTGGAGCCGCTGGCATTGGCAAAACAGAGTCCGCTCTGCAAGCCGTCAAGAGCGTCATGAAACCGTATCTCTACCTCAAGGGAGACGCGAGCCGCTATGGTGTATATGTCCAACTCTACAACCATATTGACCAACTCGTTTTGCTTGACGACTTGGACGAGTTGATTAGAGATAGCGGTACAACGGGTCTGCTTAAAATGCTGCTTGAGACTCGTCCTATCAAGACAATCCAACGGACAACCGCCAACAGTCTCAAGAATGAAATGGAAGGAGAGGGAGTACCCTCGTCCTTTGAAACCAAAAGCCGCGCTTGTCTGTTGGTCAATGAGATTTCTCAAGTCTCCAAAAACTTCGGTGCTTGCCTTGACCGAGCGACGATTATTTATTTTGCCCCCAATGCAAAAGAGGTTACTCGCTATGTCAAAACATGGTTTGATATGGCTCACCATAAAGACGTCTTTGACTTTGTAGCGGAGCGTCTGCCTCTGGCGGTTGAGCCAAGTTGCCGTTACTTCTACAAGGCAGTTACTTGGAAAGAGTCTGGCATTGATTGGAAGTCTATGATCGAAAGACAAATGACCCCCAACGATAGCCGCGTAGTTGTCTATCGCGAATTGCAGCAAGACAAAACCTACAAGACAGACAAGGCTCGTATTGAAGAATGGTGCAAGCGGACGGGTTACAACAGAGGGACTTACTTTGCAATCAAGAAAGCCGTCTCTCTCAAGGACGGTACGCTCTCGCAGAAATCCCAAAACATTAGCCGCGCCCAAAAGGCTCGTCTCGCAGCGAAGAAAAAGAAATGAGACAAACAACCAATCTGTAAGAGAGACGAGATAGGCAAGGACGCCTATCTCTTTTTCTTTTGGGTCTGTACTTTTAGACTTTTGGTATCGTTGAGGATACGAGCAATCGCAAGTTGCCCCTCTGTCAGAACAATTCTATCACCGTTGGGGAGTCTTGCCGTACCGTCAGAGTATGCCTTTACAACCGTATGCTCTCGATTAAGCATGAGACGGAGATTGCCTATCAACTTCGGACGCTTGACCGCTGGCGTCTTGCTCTTTTTGATTTGTTTGCCCATACATTCTTTTCGACATTTTGACCGCTCAACCCTCTCATGATACGGCAATAAAAAACCCCTCGCCAGAGCAAGGGGTCATACTTCACAATCTGTCTCGTAGCGTTCTCATTTCAACTTATTCAATGTCCCCGGTCCTCTGCCGTCCGTTACGATTGTCTCGCCAGTCAAGTCCTTAAATTGCTGCGGATTGACTTTGCCAATCTTCGCTGCCTTGAGAGCCGCTGCAAAGTCCTTTGAGGTAATGCCGTCCTTATGCTTGCGGAGTATGGCAAGCATACCTTTGGCGTCCTCTGCCAAGTCCTCTGCGGAGCGTCGTACTCGCTTGCCCTTGCTCTTGGGGGTCTTCGCTGCCTTTGAGGGTTTGAGCGTCTCTCCGTCGCTCACATTGGCAAGAGCCGCTGCAAGGTTGTAGTCTTTCCAAAGCATTTGCAACTCAATGTCTTTTGCTTTCTTGATACGGTCCTCAAGTTGAGAGCGTAGTTTTTTGAGAGCCTTTCTTGCAAAGCCGCTCTTGAGGTTGTCTAACTCCGCCGCAAAGTCCATTGTCTCTTTCATAAGCGTCTCCTTATACGAGTTGGGTTAATAGATTACCGCTTTGGCATTGCTCGTCCAATGGCAAAGCAGAAGAAAAAGCAAACAGTTAGGACGGAGAAAATAAGGCTAATGACTCTCTCAACGTCTCCGTCTCTTGGAGACTCTGCATAAATGCCATATGCCCCCGCTGCAATGACAATACATACGCAAGAGCCAATCATACCGATAAGTTGTAATTTGTTTCTCATGGTCAAACAGGAACGACGTAGGGGGTAGTTGTCAAGACAAAAAAGGAAAGAGGCTACCGTTTTAGGGTAGCCTCTACGTTCCGCCAACCAATCTTGCGATAGGTATTATCTTTTACCGCTCGCTCCCCCTTAACCCCTCTTTTATTTTAGTACCTTGTCCTTGCGTAACTCTTTGCCCCAAGCCAACAAATGAGGGGTTAGGTTTTCAAACGACTCAAGGACATAAACCTTATCGCCGCTGTCAATCGCTCCCGCTTTGTATTGGCGTCTCGCTTGCAGTCCGCCGATACGCTCCATAGCAGACGCTCCAATCTTTCGCAGTTGCTTGAAAGCAATCTGCTCTCCGCTCCGCTCGCGCAAATCTTCCCAACTGTCAGAGATTGCGTCATATCGAGACTTGCCCTCGTCGTTGCTGTAGAGAGGCTCGCCCTTGCTGTTGAGCAATGCTCTACCATGCTCGTTAGGTTGAGCCATTTCTTTTTTGAGTAAGGCGTAGGTTTCGTCCCAAAGTACATGAGCCGCCTCAAAATCATTCTGGTGGCTTGTCTTTTCTCGCTTGCGGACAATCGCCATTCTGCCGTCAAACTTCCGGATCTCGTCAAGGCGGATACCCCCAATATCGCTTTGGTAATAACCGCAATTGAGAGCGAGATAGCAGTAGAGACGCTCTCGGTCTGTCGCCTTTGAGAGCAAGCGTTTCAACTTGTCCTTGTCGTACTTTTCAATATTCGTTGGCGTAAACTTTTTGAAACTGAAAAGAGAGGCGTAATCCTCTGCATGGCGGTAAGGAATGTCTTTGCGAGTATGCGCCCAATCCAACATTGACTTGACCGCTCTGCAATAGTTGACTGCGGTACGCTTGGAGATTGGGTCCGCCTTTGCTTCAACCCTACGAAAGATATTAAGTTTCCACGCCTCAATTTCCTCATAGCCAATCGTTGCAATATTCGCCTTTGGGTCTGTATACGCCAGAGCAATACGGAGATTGTTTGCCTTGTCCTTGTAGGTACTCGCCTTGAGTCCCTCTCCGCCGCCTACGCCGATCTTTGATTTGAGGTAGGTATCAAACAACTCTTGGACTTGCTCAAGGCGGAGCGTTGGCGTCTGTTGAGGTATGGCGTCCTCAAGGTCATTCTCGTCTCTCTCCAATTCAAGGTTGGCAATTGCCTCTTGGATTTGTTGAGGGGAGAGACTTCGCATTGCAAGATTTGGCGCGAGACGCTCAACGGTTTCTTTCTTCGCAACTCGCTCCGTTGACGGCCAAACCGCTTGCTTGCCTTGAGCCTTTTTTAATGCTCGCCATTCAGACTTGAGAGCCGCTGCTTTGCTGACTGCCTCTCGCTCGTCCTTGCCCAAGTAATGAAAGGCTTGTTGCCGTTTTCCGCTGGCAGATTTGCGGTATCCAATCCTCGTATAAAACTGTTGATAGTTGTCATTCCAAGAGACGGTTGGGACTCCCATAGATTGCAACGCTTTTTTTGCTTTGTCTGTCATAGTTTCCTCTCGTTGAAGTGAGGAAATACTACTAAAAATAAAAACGCATTACTACTAAAATGTTTTTCGTACCCTCGTTTTTCACATGAAAAAAGGGATTTTTAGAGAGGCGGATAAGGTTCGAGCCCTGTACCGCCCATTACATATAAGTGCAGTAAAAACAACGACTTAAAGAAAATCAGTAGTACGGCAAGGGGTCAATTACTACTAATTTTCCAAACCCATTACTACTAAAAAAGATTTCTATATGAGCCGCCAGAGGCAGATTATCTTGGCTCGTTTTCTCTGCTTGGGATTGTTTCCGCTGGCGTTGTTTCTGTCGCTTGGGGTTGGGTTGGCTCGCCTCGTTGGGGGTTGCTGTACCCTCTCTCTTTTGGTTGCGTCCTATTGGCTCTGGCGAATGGAGCGAGACGAGGCGGAGCGAAGCAAGGACGAGAGCAAGAAAGACAGTTAGATATAAGTTTGGAATAAGTTAGGGTTTTCGGTTGGGTCATAAATCCATAACTCAACCGCCCAACAATCTACCTCAAGAGGGTTTGGCTCTCTCGCCTCTGGCGGATAGTAAATCAGCATACTCATGTAGCCCTCTCATTTGGTTGGGAAAGACATATAGACAATCTTTTGGATCGACCAACAACCGCGCGTAAAGACTGCCTTGCCGCTTACGGTCGTCAGAGGTTTGCCCTCTCGATAGACTTGGAAATGCCAAATCGTATCGTCATGCCACGGCATATAAATTGTCATATGGTTACTCTTGTTGCCCAACAATCATTTCCATGCGTCCAAATGCTGACGGTATGACCCGCCTCTCCCTCATAGAAATTGTACGATTGAAAATACCAACAAGAGCCGTCGTCAATGGGATAGTAACTTGCAATTTCGCCCTCCCTCGCACTTGCCCTCTTTGAGCCTTTCTTCAACGCCTTTCTTAATTTCCTTAACGACTCTTGAAATGCTTTTGTATCCGCAAATATTTCCATAGTATGCCCTCATTTGAAAAATGTTGAAATCGTATAGCCGTAGTTATGCACGCCATATGCTCCGTAAATCCAAGAGCGAGTTTGAAACGCCCAACCGTTGTATTTGTAGCCGATAAAGTCCGACGCTGGAGAATAGGCTCTAATTGTTGTCTCGATAGATATTACCGTTGCTTGTTTCTTCATATTAGTTTTATCGGTTGAACCTCTGACAATGGGACAATGACGGCAATCGTCCGCCAACTCTCTTGCCATTCTCCGCATATGAAAAACTTGAGACACTGAACTTTTGAACTTATCTCCGCCCTCAACTCTCGAATGTCATAAACAAAATGCGCACCATTCTTAGCATAGAGGTACGAGAGATAATGCGATTGCTCAAGGTTTTGTTTGTCAGTTGCGAGAGCGTCGTAGCGAGAGGGAAGGGAAGAAAGCAAAGGGGCAATGTCTGCGTATGGTATCTCTTGTCTCTCTGGCAAATCGCCAATCAATGAAAGCGGTACATTTGCTTTGTACTCAATCAAGAGACGGTTGGTAAAGTTGCTTTTGTCTGTCTTACATTCTACCCAAGAGTCGCTTAACCAATCGTAGAGGTCATGCATTTTGAGCGAGAGGTTTTTCTTGAGCCGCTCGCTCTCTCCGTCCTCGATAAACCAAAACTTACTCTTGAGTAATTCAATATGAGCGGGCAGACGTTGAGACGATAGATTATTAGTAAAGGTCATATGTACATATACAACAGACCTTTTCACAATCCTTTATCTATTTGGAGAAAAGACAAGAGCGGACAAGGGTATTAAGGGCAAACGAAATACCTTTAGACTTGTCCGCTCTCGATTACTCGTCAAACGCCCATTTAACTATTGCGCACGAATTGCCAACATAGTAACCCTCTTTGACTTGTCCAAAATACAAATCAACTGCGGTAGGCTCTGTCAATTCAGGCACGGTATGAGAGCCAAACTTGCCGCTCTTCAACTCGCCCTCTGTCGTACCAACCGTTGAGTCAAATATATCCCAAGCATGGTATTGGATAGTGTCGCCATTGGCGTTAAAGATAAACTCATTCTTGAATAAGTCAGTAGTCTCTACGCCGTCCGTTACTGGCGTATCGTCAGAGTCCAACCAACCAAATACTGCATAGTCAACCGTCTTGCCATAGTTGGGATTGAGCGGAGTTGTAGTTACATAGTAACCAAACTTTCTCTCAAAGGTTGCTCCGTATAAATCCGTTGGGTTGTCAAACGCTCCCTCATAAGTCCAAGAGGCTCTGCCGTCGCAACGAGGCGTACCGCTCTGCTCAATAGGGTTGAGAAAGATTTCTGTTGGAGCCTCTTCATAAAAGAAATCAACAGAGTTGTACCAACTCGTATAATAAGCCTTAACCGCTGCCCAACTCGTAAAGTCTGGGAAAGCCTCGCCCGTCCTACCATTCAGAGACGACTTAAAGTTTTTCTCCTCTACCTCGTCGTCCTCTCTTGGGGTTACGCTTACTCCGCTCTTTGTCCAATAGAGACAATTGATAAACTGCGCCAACTCTTCCCAAACCCAATTGCCCCTTATGTCGCCCTTTCTATCTCTGCCATAACGAGTAATCATATCGGGCAAAGTATCAACGTCTGCTAATACCCACTCGCCAGAGGTACGAGTATAGACTTTGCCTACTACCGCTTGCCGTATAAAGAAACTCGCTCCGCTTGTTATCGTATATCCGCAATCTGCAAACCATAATGTTGAGTCGTCGCTATGAGTAATGAGAGCCTCAACCGTTACGCCGCTGCCGTCATTCAATGCAATCTCAACTGTCCGATCTTTCCAACGGTTGAGGACTTGAGGAAAGACAACCTTGTAGGTATCGCCGCTATCAATTGTATTTGGAAATGCTGGCGAGACTGTCAAGGTTGTACCGCTCTTTGAAACAATCGGACGCCGTAAGCCGTTGTTATCGCCAGAGGTCATTACCAACATAAAGCCAATATAGAAACCTCTGTCGTCTTCCCAATACTCTCCGCTCTTTGACGAGTCCGTAAGGGTATTGGTTGAGCCGCTGCTTGCCGTGCCAGTCTCCGTATGGACAATTGAGTTAGGAAAGGTATCAAACCAATCCTTGTCAGTTTCCAAATGGACAGAAGAGCCGCCAGTACAAACGCCTCTCATTGAAAAGTATACCTCTGACTGATTGGCTTGAGAGTAGACGCCCTCATAGGTTGTTGCCCAATAAGGGGCAAACTCGCTTGATACTCCGCTATCGGGGAAAGGGTCATTATGATTATCGCCAACATAGATAGCGTTGTCTGCCTCTACAAACTCGTCAGAGTCATAGACAACGCCCAATACGCCAGTCTCTCTATATGCCTCTGACTTGCCGCGCGTTGTATAAGATCCCGCCTCCTCGTCCGTAGGTACAAAAAAGGTAGCGTCGTACCAATGCCTAAACTCTCTTGGCAATTTCCTTGTCCAACCATATGAGTAGACAAGCGTAATCGTCTCGCCCTCAAGATCTCCGCCAGTTGTTAGCGTCAATGTCTCGTCTGCAAAGTCGCTCGCTGTACCGCTGTCTACAATCTCATTGCCATGCAACATAGTCCAATAGATTGTTATGTCGTCCAAATAAGGCAGAGAGATTGCAAACTCTGTCTCTGTTTCGCCCGCCGTTGCAGAGGTCGTAAAAGAATTAATGCCCGCGTCGTCAAAGCATTGAGCAACCGTATATGTCTCAATGTCAAGAGCGTCCCAACCAACATACGAGTGCATTGGGACAAAATGAATAGATAGGTCTTCAACTGCCATTTGCAAACCATGAATTGATTTGTAAATGTTGGGGCAATAGAACTCGTCCGCATTACTGCAAGGACTATCGAGAGCCGCTATTATGTCTCTGTCAAATACCGTTATGTAACTCTCGCTGCAATCTCCGCTGTCAGAGAATAACATTTGGTATTGAGGCAAGAGAGTAGACGAGAGGTTATCGTCTGGGTCATAACTTGTAACCGCCTCATTGCGTCCTCTGTACCATACTGCCAACTGTCCGCTGCGTCTTGTTGGCGTGCAACGGTTGCCCGCTTTTACTATTGAGTAGTCTCCGCTTGCGGTATCGCTTCCAAGAGAGACGCTTAAGGTTGAGCCGTCAACTGCTGTAATCTCAAGACGCTTCAACTCTCCGTCTGCTGTATAGAAAAGTATCTCGTCTCCAACATATTCCGCGCCAAAAGAGTTATCAGTATCAACGATTGTTGTAGAGGTATAACTTGAGATTGTCCCTCGTAGTTTTTCCTCGTCATTTGGGAAAGAGATAACTCTATCATGCCACCAAAGTCCGTAGTTACTTGCCTTGCGTCCTATGAGATAATACTGCTTACCGCTGCAATCAGAGACGCTATCAATCCAACCCGCTGTAACATAGTTGGGAATGTCATAAGGGGAGAGCGTCAAGGTTGTAGCGGTATTATCCGTTACCCTTGCGCGTACTACTTTGTACTCGTCTTTGGGTCCGCCAACTTCAATAATCAAATCGTAGTAGACTGGCGTAATGCTTGGGTCTGCCGCGTCGTCGTATCCATACCAACGCTTTTGCGGAGAGACTTCCCAAGCCTTGCTGCCGTCAGTCATTGTTGTAGAGGTGATTGAGCCAACTATACCGCTCTCCCATACTTGAGCGGATTTCGGCCAACGAAAAGTTACCTCAACGACGTCGCCTCGTTTCTTTACCTCTTTCTGTATGTAGCCAATCATTGTTGCGTAGTCTTGAGCGTCGTCGCCAATTGCGGAAATGTCCATTATTCCTCCTCGTCCAACGCGGGGTGACTACGCAAGTAACCCCAATCCGCTACATTCTGCGTAATCATAAAGTAGCCTTGATATTGGTGCTGCCCTTTGGGGAGAGACGGAGTACCGATAGCCCACGCTCCGTTGCCCTCTGGGTCTTCGCTGAATGTAAGAGAGACGATTGTATCGTTGGCGGTTGTCTCCGTTGCGTCTCCGTTAACTGCATACTCAAGAGTTAGAGAGCCGCTCTTGCCGTCTGGCATATCCTCAAATGACTCGCTTGTTGAGTTCCATTTTTGCTCAACCCAAGAGTGCTTTACGGGGTCCGTCCCTTCGCTCGCAGTAATCTTTGCCATGATTGTTTTGCGCGTTTTAATTCTGCCGTTGGGTCCATGAGGTAACGGCTTGGGTTGCTTGGCTAATTCGCTGCGTACATAGTCCGCAATCGCTTGAGCCAACTCTGGTGAAAATGCTCCAATCTTTGCCATATTAGATAGCCTCAAGGAATGTAGTAACGTCCGCCTCTGTATATCGTTGGACAAGAGGCAAGGTAACAATGGGAGAGCCGTCCGTTAGTCTAAAGCCGTTGCCGTCCAAGTATTGAGCGGTGTCTTTCCAATCGCATAACCCATTTTCGTCACCTGTTTCGCCGCCAGAACTTGAGGAGGACGAGTCAAAGATAGACTCCCCAACCTCTACCATATAACGATAGCCTTTGTCTGGCAGTTCCAAGTCCCAAGTATCCTCTCTGCCAAGCAAGACAACTCTTACGCCCCATTTATGAGCGGTATTGTCAGAGCGACTAACAACAACATTGTAATCAACTGACTTGACGAGGATTTGGTGTGCCGTCCAAGTCCTTGAATAAGTCAAAGTACCTTGAGGAATTGAGAGCGTAATCGTATCGTCATTTATCTTGCCTCTGATTGCTGCGATTGCCGCGCCGTCAATCGTATCTGCCTCATACTCAATTGTTATTGTCTCGTCATAGATAACGCTCTCGATTGGATCGGGGTATATATCCCCAACGCTATTAACGATTGGCGTAGAGTCTGCGTCCAAAGCGAGTTGCGTATAGATAGACGTCTCCGCTCCGCTAACGCTAATGCGTACATTGCCGCTATTCTCTGTATTGCCTGTAGGTCCGCTGAAATTAGGCAGACCATACTCAACGTCAACCGCCCAATGATACTTTGCTGCCTTGCCGTCGCTACCTATGCAACGCTTGGCAGTCTTGTTGATTACTTTCAGAGACGAGTCAATTGCATTAGCCGCTCCATATGCGGGGTAGGTTACGCCGCTGACTGTACCGCTTGCTCTTTCTACCTCAAGTGCGGTAGTTGTTGCTGTATCAATCTTAATAACAAAAGGGACTTTGTAAGTCTCTTTGCCTTGAGAGATACTCGCCTCGTCTCTCGGTCCTTGTTTAATCTCTTGTATAGTCATTCATTCGCCCTTTACTCAATTACAGTTACCTCTGTACCGCCGCCTTGAACCTCATTGAGTTTCTTCAATTCCTCTTTGATTTCGGTAAGACGGTCTAATTGCTTTTGGTCAAGACGAGACGGCGGAGCAAAGAGAGTTTCTCCGCTGCGAAAGTCCTTGACGTCTGGCAAGTTCCATACGCTCTTGCTTGAGTCCATGATTGAGGATTGCTCTTTGAGTAAGTCGCCTTGCGTCTTGCCAAGATAGGTGTCCAACTGTCCGCCAGTAATCAACCCCATATTCTTAAGAGAGACTGCCTCGTTAATCTTTTCTGCAAAGCGTTGAGAGTCTGTCTTAATATCCTCTCTGAACTTTGACGCTTTCTCTTTGAGACGCTCTCCGTCTTTTTGCAGTTGGTCCGTTGCCGCTCCAATCCATTGAGCAATAGGATTATTTTGCAGTTGGTCCTTTACTGTCCCAACGAGTTTCTTTGCCAACGCTTCAGAGTCTGCTTGAGCGGGTGTCTTGTCTCCGTATTTCTTTTTCCATTCTGCCTCGCTAACCGCTACCTCTGCGGACGCAATGCCGCTCAACTCTTGCTGTTGCTTACGCTTTAACGCTTCAATCAATCTGCTTGCCGCTGTTGCTCCGTCTCTGTCCTTGTTGTTTAGAGCCTCTCTACGCTTGTCCTCAAGAGCCTTTATTTCTTCTGCATATGCTGTCTTAAGAGCCTCTTGACGGTCCTTGATACGCTTGACAGTCTCGCGAGTATTCTGCTCCCAATCTGCCTCTCCCTCTCTGCCAGACATACGCAAAGCGGTATCCCTCGCCTTTGCCATTGCGTCCGCGTTATCGTCGCCAACCTTGTTGCGAGCGCCGCGCAAGGTATTCATTTTCTCTTGCTCTGTATTAATAGCCTTGAGGTAGTCCGCTTGTTTCTTCAATGCCTCGTTTGTACCGTCCAACTCGTCAACAAGTTTCTTTGTACCGTTATAGAAACCGCCAACAACTGGCAGACTGCTTGCAATTGCGTCTGCGTAGTCCGCCCAACCCATTGCTCCGTCTTTGGATTTCTGGTGCAAGGCAACTATCTTGTCTGCCATTTGGTCAAATGCCTTGCCAACCTCATTGACTACGCCAACCATTAGCAGAGCATTAAAGCCACCACCTATGCTGCCTTGAGTTTCGCGTACGTCTGCAATGCCTTTCTTGAACTTCTCTAAACCTGCCAGAAAGTCGCCTCTTGCAAACATGCCAATAGAGTCTGACAAGTCGCCAAAGCCGCCCGCTCGTTTTGCTTGCAGAGACAGAGAGCGTTGCAAATCCTCTGCGGAGTTCTTCGCTGTATTTAATTCTTTGTCTAACGCTTTGATTTGAGAGATAACGCCAGAGACTTGACGAGGATCTATGCCAAACTCTCCAAGAGCATTTACTTTCTTGGCAGACTGTAGGGTTGCAATTGCTTTGTCTGCGGACCCCGCTGTCTTTAACAGTTGCTCTGCAAGGTCTTTATTCTTCTGTTTTGCAACGTCAAGTTTCGCTACATAATCTGTAGTCTCTGCTTTGAACCTTGCTACGATTTCGCCTACGAGTGCCATTGGTTAACCTCTATCTCTTTGCTCTTGAGCCGCTTTCAAGGTATTAAAGAAAGCGTCTGCATTTGCTTCTATCTCCGCCTCTGTTGGTTCGGGTCGCTCTATGTATGGCATACGGTCAAGAGGCTCTACCCATTTGCCCTCTGGCAAGGCTCTACCCGCATAGTTAGCCAAGTCAGAGCGGACCAAAGCGGTGCGGTAATCCTCTCGTTGCTCTCCAAGAAACTCTTGCTCATAGACGCTACGCCAATAGACCAACTCGCTACGAGACATTTCATTAAGCATTTTTGTAATCGGCATACGAAACATTTCTGCAAGTCGCCGTACAAAATCAAAGAGTCCCTTATTCTCTTCTACTTTTTTTTAATGTCGTCTTGAGCCTCTCCGCCAATTGCATTGACCTTTAATGCAACCTCATAGAGTTTCGTAAATGAGGCGGTATCCATTTGCTTAATCGTCTCAATGTCTGCGTCTGCAAAGAGCCGCTTGCCCTCGCTATCGCAGATTGTCAAGACGAGCAACCTTGCCATAAACTCAAACAATGACTCTTCCGTTGCGTCATTTGCTTTAAGGTCCAATGACTCGCAAGCACGTACTCTACGGACAAAGACAGTATTGCCGTTGTCCAAGAGTACCTCTTGCGGAGTCAGTGAAAACAGTTTGAAGAAATCCATATTGCCCTTTTGCTAATAGTCTGAACTTTTAGACTTATGACCCTGCGGTTACTGTCAGAGTACCAATGCTTGCAGTAATCGTTACTTGGATAGTTGCTCCGTTTTTGGTTGGGTTAGTACCGCCAACCTTTGAAATCCAACCTTGCCAAATAGAGGTCTGTCCGTTTGCGCGGGTGACCTTCCAATAGTAGGTAGTATTGAGCAATCCCTTAAGAGTTGTTTCTTGAGAGCCGCCAGTAAAGTTGAGGGTAAACGTCAAGTCCTCAATTTCATTGAATTGAGTTGACGCCTTTTCAACTGCTGTCGAGTCATTGGCGGTAACTTCAAAGTTGCCGCTGCTGATTGTTGGTTGAGGCAGTTCGGTTACGCTACCGATTGTCGTATATGAGCCGCCAAGAGTTGTAGCGTATCCAATGCTTGAGCCTTTGCCGCTGTAGTAAGCCATAATAAAAATCTCCGTTACGAAACAAGCAAATCAAACCGTAAGTCAATAACAGCAAGCCGCTTGTTTTTACTCGCTTGCTCTATGTAATCCTCTTCTCTGCTTGAGAAGAAACATGAGACAACGGTTACGCCGCTGTCTATCCATTCTGCATAATCGAGATTTGAGAATACCGCGTCCGCTATCGG